ACCAAGAAATCAATAACTTGCTCGACCGGGATCTGACCCTCGTCAACTCCCTGCGCGGTTTGGCCGAGGACGTTAAGGTGGACCTTGGCGTGCTCCAAGTGATTCTCATTCGGGAGAACTTGGACTTGGTTGCCAGCGCGCATGTCGCCGTTCTCCAACTCCGCGATTTTGACATCGATGACAGGACGGGCTTCGGCGTCAGGAGCAGGTGCGTAACGGTCAGCCAGATCGTACCCGAAGCGAGCGGCTACCCGATCACGTTGAGCGGCTTTACGTCCATACTCATCGAATCCGGGCATAAGCTGCATAAGTTCGTCAGTAGCCAGAAGTCGAGCAGCCTCAGAGCCTGCACCGATCGCACGGACAGGGCGAACGGAATCGAGATCGATGGACAAGATAGCGTCGACCGGAACGCCGCGCATCTGGCAACGATCATAAAATTCTTGGACTTCGCGACCTCCCGGCTCGTCGGCCATGTATCCGCCACGTACGAACCTGCGCACGATTTCCTTAAGAACTCGGCCCCAAGGTTCGTAGAACAGATTAAGGGAGGCCACCGAAAGACGAGCTTGGCGAGAGAGGATAGCCTGTGTCTCTAAGCGTGTCTTCTCACGTGTGTCGGTAACCGCTGCGGAGGAGTCATACCCAGCGGTCTTATTCTGCATCTGCGCGGCCAAATCCTGTAAGAATGGCATTGCGGACTTACTAACATCGGGCATGGCGTTAGGCACGACGTTGATCATGTCTGGAGCCAACACAGAGTACGGGCCGTAGTAAGTGAAGTTGAGATCCTCCAGAGCTTGCTCACTCTGGGGCTGGAGAAGCAGGGTCGAGCTGAGCATCGCTCCGTCAGCCATTTGGCAGCGGAGACGATTGCTCAGTTGTACTTGAGGGAAAATCTTGTATCCCAATCCACGGATAGAGTGGTAATAGCCGTTTGTACCAATTCCAAAGGGGAAAAATACAAAAGCACTGTTGATATGGTTATACAGGCTGCGTTTTACACACAGGAAATCTTCGGCCTGATTATTTTCCAAAGTAAGGTAGTAAGACACGGTGCCGTCGAACTCTTTCACCCATGCGTGGATTACTTTGACTTCAGAGGCGTTAGCAGTACCAGTGAACAAGTCATTGTTTTTCAACTCGACCTGCAACCGTTCCCATTCTGTGTATGTCCCGGTCGATCCGTTAGTCGCTTTGATCAGAGCCTTACGAACCTCCTCGACATTCCACCCCATCTCGGCAGCGGCTTGTTCATCTTCAATGAACCGATACAACTGATGGGCCTGATACGAACGGACGCACACGGCCACTTCGATTTCGTCTTCACACGCAAGAGTCTTTCGCGGGATGAGAAAGTCTCCGAACATCGAAACACGCCAACGCCAATCGATGTCATCCTCCCAGTACGCAATGCTAACTCCGTGCGCAATGAAGTACTGACACAGGAGCAGGTAGTTAAAGTTGAACTGTGGCCAAGAACGGATGGCGCGAGTAAGTTCTTCGGCAATAACGCTAGAGTATTCGATACGTGTTTTGGTATCGCCAAAATCGGTTTTCAAAGAGAGCAGATGCTCCACCGAGTGAATGATGTCCACATATCCGGACATCGCATTCTCCAGAATATTCGAGGCTTCGTCAAAGTTGACGTTACAGCGGTATGACTGGCCGCTGGCCATGAGGTCAGTGTCGCTATAAGGGGGGACTCCGTCGAACATCGCTTGAATCTCAGCGCGGTTCTTGGAGGACTTATCGTCGGCATCCTTCAGTTTGCGGTAGATTTCGTGAAGCGACTTGGAATCCTTGACACGACTACGCGGTGCACCGCTTTCCGATACGTTCTGGAGAAGGGTGTCGTTCATTCAGTAGGATTCCAATTATTTTTAAATTTCTTCACTCGTCTATCTGCAGTAGGTCGCTTTTTGGCGACTTTTTTTGTGGGTTCTACCACATCGTTGGTGTTTGTGGAAGAAATAGTTTTATATTTCTTACCATCAAGCTCAGCCAGAAGCAACCTTGCCAAGGAAAGATCTTTGCATCCATGTACCACAACAGCTTCGTCTGTTACTGGTTTATCTGTATGTAGATCAGGGTGCGGCATATCAAAGTTGTCAGAGACAATAATGCCGTCTTCACGCCTATAATTACATGTTTTCCAGTTGTGCTGGATCAAAGGTGTGTCGGTCAAACCCCCGCGTAATACTTCCCATTGAATCCAGACATCGAAAGCCTGCCCCTCTTCAAATCTCCAGAGATCGCAGAGTTGAGTGAAATTGGTGGGGTAGATTCCGGTCCCCGCCATATGGGCACCTTTCTCGATCAATCTTTTACTAGCATCCGTGTAATAGGTTGGATGCCTCGCCCCCATAAAAACAGCGTGCGCTGCTGTATATCCCTTTTGCAAAGCGTCCAACCACCCTCGCTTAACCGGAGTGTTATCTAACTCAAACCAATACCAAGGCTGATCAATGTTATACTCGGTGTACAAGTAACTCACTGTATTCCGGAAATAAGCGTTAGGGCCTAGGGGCCATCCTTTGGCTAGGCACTGAAATGCGTACGTCGAAGAGTTTCGAAACTGACTCTTGAGGCTGGTATGAAGTTTGTTAACGAGCGGTTCGCAGTCGGTCGATCCAACCACGAGTAGGTCGTGATTGGCGCAACCGCCAAGTTTAGTGATCAACTCCGATATGGGATCGATCATTTGCTCGTCAGCCTCGCTGACGGGTATGATTACAAGCATGAGTTTTTAGTGTCCGTAATTGATTCTTTTACCCGACTTTCTTACCAGATCAACCTTTTTAAACCATTTTTTATAACTGCTATCCGGTTGGAACGGGTCGATCGGCATCTTGTCGATGGCGGTCAAGTTATGCCGAGTGCGGCAGAGTTCAATCAAAATAAATGCTGCGTCTGAAATATCTGGCGACTTGCCGATACGGACTTTCATGTCCGATTTTGTTTCGACGCGGATACGCATGCTCAAACCTTTTTCCGTGGTGTATTGGCGTTCCGTCATTTCCCGTACTAACTCTCTGGAGATACCAAATAATTGTTTATTACGTATCAATTCCTTACCAGTCCACCAGAGTTCGGAGACTCTATTAGCGTACCTCTCATGTCCCGGAATACGATCTGTAAGAGAAACGGGCCTCTCACTGGCTTTACCGCCGAACTGAACCCGGAGGACATTCCGCGACCACATCGCATCTACCACGTCTCCGAATGGCGCACCGCCGCCGCTAGCATCATACGCAGCGTTTTGAGAAGTGACGCCCCAAGCCTCACACTTGTCCTTGAACTGACGGGCAATTTGAAAGGCTCTCGGCTCGTCCTTATTTGTGACATCCTCCCGAAGCTCCTCGTAGTGATCTAGGCATATGACACGCCTTCCCGTGGTATCTTTCCCTACGAAACCAAAGTAGAGAATACTGCGGTCACCGTTGGCACTGAATGAGGGGTCGAGAGCAGCCACTTTTGTAGGTTGATCGATCCACTGCACACGCTGGTCGGCTCCGTACTTGATGATATCCGACTCGCTGTAGATCGAGCTATCCGATCCCGTAGGACACCAGAATCCACGGTACATACGCCAGTAGCCGGGGCTATTCTCACCCAGCTTGCTTGCGCTTTCCGCAAGGTTAGATGGCGTAATCATCCACGGGTACATGACGTGACCAGCTATGATGTTGGGGGACTTGTGGGCATCGAAGTGCAGGCAGTGCCCACGTTCCGTTTCCCACTCCTCATCCTCCACGGTGATGGAGCCCCATCCGTCTTTGGGTGTGGCGAACTGGCCGAACGGATCGTAGTAACTCGCGGGGTTGCCGATGCCGATCAGCTGGAAGTACGGGTTGTTCGACAAGTTGGTATACGCAGCTTCGAGGATGGACTCACCAAGTTCTGGCAACTCGTCCGCGATGAAGATCACACGCTGCTGTTTGATACCGACTAGCTTGCCGACAGCCTCGCGTTCTTTCTTGCGCTCTGCAGCTACGAGAGCGATGCCGCAACGATCTCCGTACTTGGTGTCGGTACCATCGTCCATGCGGATCATACCAACGGAGTCGACCAACTTGCCCGGAAGCCCCGGAACAGCACGCCAAAGATCGGTGATTGCGCCCCAGATACGCTTTCTGGATTCCTTAAGACTGGTCGAGGTGACAATCACGAGCGTGGCCCATGGCTTCATGAGGAAGTTGACGATGGCCCACAGAGCGTAGGCTTGGGATTTCCCACTACTGGCGCAACCAGCCACGGCCAGATACTTGTGCTCAAAAGCAGCCTCAATCATGCGCTCCAGCCAAGGAGTCCACTCGATTGGCATTTTCGAATCAGGGTGGTTCCACAACAGATCGACTACACGTTTGAAATGAAAAAGTTTGCCCGGAGACTGTGGAGGCGGGTCGTTCAAACAACTCAACTCCAACGTGACCAGCGTAATATCTTCGGGAAATTCCCGTCCGTAAACAGTGACTGTTTTTTTGTTTGCGGCCATGATCAAAAAAGTTTTTGACAGCCGTGACCGAGTAGTTCAAAGTCGGTGCACACAACTCGAAATACATGGGACAAACTCAAACACTTAAGTGGCCTCGCGTGCATCAATCGCGCTACGGCAAAGTCACGATCTATAAGCAATCTCGCATCGATGGCGACATGTACACGCTCGCGTGGTACGTAGGTAAAAAGCGTGTTCGTGAGACGAGCATAGATCAAACGCAAGCTCAGGCTCGCGCTTCTGAAATACTGTCTATGTACCGCGATGGCAATCCTCCGAGAGAGCCGCGCAAACGCGAACCGAAATCCAAAAAATCTTGGGGTCATGTTATTGGTGACGTACCCATGGAGGAAGTGGTCAAGCACTACGCCCAGACACACAACCTATTGCCGTCAATCACGATTGAGAACGTATGTAAGGGGTACATGTCCGTCAAGGTCAATTCGGGGATTAGCGCACGTTACCGCCAGACATTGCAGCATCACCTAAATAGATTCTCTGGGCAATTCGGGGCACAAAACATTAGTTCCGTATCCGTTGAAGACATAAACAACTACCTCCTTGCTTTCGCCGATTTGCGCACAAGATTTAACCACCGCGCCAGTCTCCAAGGACTGTTCAAATGGGCGAAAAGCCAGAACTATGTCCATAAGTCCAATGTCGAGGATACCGAGCTTCCGAAGTTCAAGGCTAAAACACCCGCACTTTTCTCGTCAGACGAACTCAAAAAACTAGCTGAAGTGGCGAGTGAGCGGAATATGCCTATGCTCATCGCGGCTGCATACGCTGGGATACGTATGTCGGAGATCGAACGCCTACGCTGGAGCGACATCAATTGGGACGAACGTGCATTTGTGCTTGGGCCTGAGATTACTAAGACTAACCGTGGCAGGGTGGCTTATTTCCCCCAGTGCGTCGAAGAGAAACTCCGCAACTTGGCGGTAGTGGCAAGACTGAAAGATTGCACCAAATTCCTGCAGGATACCTGCTCTGATCACATATCTGAACTGGTTAGGAAGAGCGGCGTATCTTGGAAGAAAAATGGGTTGCGTAAAACCTTCATCTCGTGTCGAATTGCGCAGACACGAAACGCAGCCGAAGTGGCCGAACAATGTGGTAACTCTTCGACAGTTATCCAACAAAACTACAAGGGACTTGTAACCAAGTCGGAAGCCGAAACGTGGTTCAACATACTAGCTTAATATGATCGTAATATCCATAGATCCGGGAAAATCTGGAGCCATTGTCTCCGGATGGAAAAGTGCAGAAGAACCCAAGTGCTTCAACATGCCAGAGACGCTTGGTGATATAATTGACCTCTTCCGCAAAATCACAATAACTACAGACTGTGTTGTGTATCTCGAAAAGGTAGGTGGGTACGTTGGGGGTAAGGGTGCTCCGGGATCTGCTATGTTCAACTTTGGGCAAAACTACGGCCATCTTGAAGCAGTGGCTTGCACATTGGGTCTAGAGGTACGTCACGTAACGCCACAGAAATGGCAGAAGGCTCTGGGTCTTGGCACTACGAATGGGCGATCCAAAACCGAGTGGAAAAATCACCTTAAATCCAAAGCACAAATGTTGTACCCGAACTACAAAGTAACACTAGCGAACGCAGATGCTTTGTTGATTTTCCATGCGGCTAAGCGCGAACTTATCTGAGACTTTGCATATGGGACAACAGACGGGCACTATTAAGGGATTCGGGGGAATCTCGCGCAGTGTTGACAGTCTGCCCTGTGCAGCGACTCCGTATACTTGGGGGGATCCATTAAGGATCTTTGTATGCGGAGTCGCAATTTTTTCTAGGAGGAATGGGATGGGCAATCATGTAGCCGACATTCATCCGAGGCACGTTGCCGTGGCCCTGCGTCAGCGTGTCGAACTTTTAGTGGGCAGTGTAGATATACGGATGAGCGGCAATGGAGCAGGGCTCCGACCCGCCACGTCGAGGTCGGGAATTCAACGTTTGAAGCCATGTGGGGAGCTACAATCCCCATACGTTGAGTATAACCTTGGTAACCCGTGCATTGAAAAGAGGATGCATACTCGTCCCCACTAAATCTCTTTATGGCTAACAACGACATAACTCAGGCAGGTAAGGGAGATTCTCCTCGTCCGGTTAAGGGGGAGAAGTATCGCGAAAACTACGAAGCTATCTTCAAAAAGAAGAAAAAGTACCCAGATTGGATTTGCAACAGTTGTGGATCACTCTATGGAAAACGTCCTGATGGCAATCCCTATGGGGCAACCTACCACCTTGACGCCTGCGATATCTGCGGATTGCACGGAGATGTTACTGAACCACGGGACTTTGGTCATCTTAGGGAGGGGTGGGATCGCTGAAAACTCTCTATCCAGTCCAAGCAAGCCACGTACATAAGATCTGTACGGCTTTGCTGCGTAGTAACGCCGCGCTGGACTCCAGCGACACGGGGACGGGTAAGACTGTTTGTGCTGTCGAGGCTACAAAGGCCCTTGGTAAGAAAGCCTTTGTTATCTGCCCGAAGATCGTAATCCCTTCGTGGGAGAAGACCCTCAAGGAGCAAGGCGCATCCGTCATTGGCGTGATCAACTACGAGAAACTGAGGACTGGGCGTACACGATTCGGCCACTGGTCGGCGAAGAATTTCATGTTCACAATACCCGACGATGCGTTGATCATATGGGATGAGGTTCATCGGTGCCAAGGGATGTGGAGCAAGAACGCCAAGATGCTTATCTCGGCGAAGAAATGGATGAATCTTCTGCTTTCGGCTTCGGCCTGCGAAGACCCGACCGAGATGAGGGCTAGCGGCTTCGTATTGGGCCTCCACAGCCTCTCTAACTTCTTCAACTGGGCCAAGGCCCGTGGGTGCTACGTGAACCCGTGGGGAGCCCTAGAATTCAAACAGAACGAGCGATGGGCTTTGGATAGCATCAACCAAGAACTTTATCCAGCGCGAGGCGATCGTATGACACGAGCCGACCTCAAAGATTTTTTCAAAAGCACACGCATCATCACAGACCCCCTCGACTTCGGAGACAAGGGTCAGATCCAAAAAATTTATGACGAAATGGACCACGAACTCACGGCCCTTGAGCAAAAAGCCAAGGGAGACAGCAAAAACAAAGCAGCGCAAAAACTCGTTGCCCAACTCAGAGCAAGACAAGGAGTCGAACTTGCAAAAGTCCCGGCAACGGTCGAGATCATTGAAGACGAAATCCACGCTGGAAACTCAGTCGCCGTCTTCCTCAACTTCGACGCTACGCTCGAAGCCATCGGCCAAAGGCTCAAAATCCCCTACGAAGTCATCAAAGGTGGGCAAAAAGCGGAAGATCGCGAAAAAGCCGTACAAAATTTTTGCGGAGACCGAATACACGTTATCCTATGCAACATTGCCGCTGGAGGATTGGGAGTCTCGCTCCACGATGTACGGGGGATTCGTCCGCGCACGGCCCTTATTTCTCCCACGTACAACGCTAAAGACATGCTCCAAACCATCGGACGAGTAGACCGAGCGGGTGCGAAGACCGATAGCGTTCAGCGTATTCTCTTTGCGGCTGGCACGGTTGAGGAGAAAGTTGAAACGAGCGTTCGAGCAAAATTAAAAAATATTTCGGACCTGCATGAAAAAGCATTGACCGACGATTCAAATACAAATACAAAGGACATACACATGAAAGACCAAGAGACGAAAACGGTGGAACCAGTCGCCGAAAAACTTCACGCAGAGCACGGGCCGTCGAGCCTCAAGTACAAGGAGATCTGCCCAAGCTGGCGCAACCGTGAAGGGAAAAACTGGGCCTCGGAAAAAGGCGATCGCATTCACGAGGCGATGGAGTTCGACGATCCGTCCAAGTGCGCCAACGATGATGAACGCGCCATCTACGAATCTCTCAGCGGCTACGTGGCCCAGATTACCAAGGGGAAGAAGATTGTTCGCGACTACCGCGAGGTGAAGGTCGATATCGACTTGGGGGCGGGGCGTAGCACATTTGGTACGTGCGATCGCTTCATGGTATACGCCAATGACGTAGCGGACGCGGTCGACTACAAAACAGGATTTGGTGCAATCGATGACGCCGAGATCAACATTCAAGGTCAGGCGTACGTTCTGGGACTGTTCCAAAAGTTCCCGAACGTGAACGAAATCACCATGTATTTTCTCGTGCCAGCGCGGGACGAGGTATCAATGCACACGTACAAGCGTAGTGATATGGGTAGTATCAAGCTGCGTGTGTCTACGGTTATTGAACGCGCTGAATCGGGCGGTGTGTTCAATCCGCAAGCGGGTGTGTGTGACTACTGCGGAAACCAAGCTCGTTGCACCGCGCTGGCCGAGAAAGCTCTTCTCATTGCGAAACGTTACGACACGGAAGGTCTGCCAATTCCCGAGTCCGTGCGGGGGTCCGATCAAGACGATCCAGCCAAAATTGCAGACCTACTGACTTTAGTTCCAATCATTGAGTCATGGGCTTCGGGTGTCCGGAAACGGGCGACTGAAGTTGCCGTGGATCAGGGAGTGGAGCTTCCGGGGTTCAAGGTGGTCGAAATGACCAAACCGAGAACCATCACCAGTGCGCTCGGTGCGTACGAAGCGGTTAAGGATAGCGTGGAGTTGCGCGATTTCCTTACAGCCGTCGACAAGGTCTCAGTGACCAAGTTGGAAGACGTTTTCGCCCAGAAAGCCGCTCGCGGCACAAAGGCGAAATCCCGTGCTGCCCTCGAAGGGAAGTTGCGGGACTTGGGTGTCCTTCAAGATGAAGGTGTCACCTATCAACTCAGAAAGAATAAAAACCAATAAACCATTAGAAACCAAATAAACCATATGGCAACTGTATCGTTCAAAAATGCGACTCCCGTCACGGAGTCGGAAGTCATCGAAGCTCAAATCGTTCCAGTTAACGCTGAATCGAAAGTGGCTGCTGTCGCTCCCCAAACAAACAAAGTGATCCAAGGGGGTGCCAAGGGCATCGAAGGCGAGGTCACGATGAAGGACATTGTTCTTCCGCGCATCAACCTCGTGCAAAAGACTGGGCCGCTCGTCGACTCAGGAATGGTTCCGGGATCGTTTGTCTTCGACAAAGAAGTCCCGTTGAGCAACGGCAAAGACCCGCTCAAGATCACCGTCCTGCGTCTCGTAAAGCAGTACAAGCAGAAGCTGGAGTACGGCGATCCCGCAACTCCGCTTGTGTTCACCACACAGCAGGAGGTCATCGATAACGGTGGCTCCCTACGCTACGGAGAACCCAACTACTTCCAAGAGATCGCGCATCTGTTTTTGGCCATCGCCAAACCGGAGAACATCTCCGAGCAGTACGCGGGTCACTTCTACCGCGAGCACAACGGCAAACAGTACACCAACGCCGTGTACACCGTTGCTTCGACTGCGTTTACCTCGGTCGGCAAGAAGGTCATCAAGGCAGGCTACAGCCAACTCCGCGATGGTCTCTGGCTCGGCGAATGGAATCTGAACAGCGAACTTCAGAAAAATACCAAGGGCTCTTGGTTTATTCCGGAAGTGACATTTACTGGCATGCATGATAAAGATGCTGCCGTGTTCTTTGATTCCATGGCGAATGCCTAATCACTAACAGTCCGGACTCGGTGCATGCTGTGCGGGGAGATCCCGCAAGACAGGGGTATCGTAGGCGTGTTCACGCTTCTCATGTGTCTCCCCAGTGTGAAACAAAGCCGAGTCCGGACACTTTCTCTTACACACAATGGAGACTGCAGCCGTAGACTTTGAGACTTTCTACAATGAAGAAGTAGGAGTCGAAACACTGGGCGTGTGGCATTACTGCCGACATCCCGAATTTGAGGCTTATCTTGTAACGATAGCCACCACAACTGGGGTCGAGTACTGTGGACACCCAGAAAATTTTGACTGGTCTAGTATCTCTGGACCGAACTGGCGATGGGTTAGCCACAACAGGTCGTTTGACCAGCCAGTATACGAGAGCTTGGTCGAGTCCGACAAAGTTCCGCACCACTTCCCCGCTGTCTGGGAATGTACCGCTGATCTTTCCGCCTTTCTCGGCGCGCCACGAAATTTGAAAAATGCCTCGGCAGGACTGCTGAAGGTCGAGGTGTCCAAGGATACCCGCAACAAGATGAAGGGGCGCAAGTGGGCCGATATGGATCCTGAGTTCCGCAAGGAGGTCGAGGAGTACGCGATCAAAGACGCCGAACTCTGTCTGGATATCTGGGTGAAGTACGGAGACCAGTGGCCCGAATACGAACGCTGGCTGTCCCGTGAGACAACGCGCATGGGGCTCCAAGGCGTGCCGCTCAACAAGACGGTGATCAATGACCGTATCGAACACCTCAAGGTGCTCCTGTGGGAAGCTAGGATCAAGCTGCCGTGGGTCGAGGACGATCGTCCGACACTATCAGCCTTGGCCCTTGCCGAAGAATGTCACAAGGTAGGCATTACCCCACCAGCCTCACTAGCCGAAGACAGTCCGGAGTGCGAGGCTTGGGAGAAAGAGCACGGCGATAAATACCCATGGGTCGCGGCGATGCGCCAGTATCGCAAGTGCAACATCCTGCTGAAGAAGCTGGAGACGATGCGCAAGCGTCTACGGCCTGATGGTTGGATGGCTTACGGGCTCAAGTACTTCGGAGCTACCACGGGCAGGGACTCAGGGGACGCTGGGCTCAATATGCAGAATCTCCAACGTGCCGAAAGCTACGGGGTGGACATTCGAGGACTAATTCAAGCCCCGGAAGGCTATTCTTTGGTCATTTCCGACCTGTCCCAGATCGAACCGCGTTGCCTTTCATGGCTAGCGGGTGACCAAGATATGTTGGATTTTATAGCCAAAAGCACCGATTTATACGAGGCGCAGGCCCGTGCTTGGGGGTTCTGGGATAAACCGGAGTCGCTGCGTGAAGATAAGACCGGAATCCGACACTTGGTCAAACAACTCAACTTGGGGCTCGGCTACGGCATGGGGGTCAAGCGGTTTTGCGAAGTGACGGGACTGGAACCAGCGCGTGCGGGAGAGTTGGTCGCGCTGTACCGCAGGAAAAATCCGAAAGTTCTGGCCCTGTGGAAAAAGCTGGAGAACAATCTCCGCATGTCGGTCACGCGAAATGACGAGAAGTACGAGATAGAGTTACCGAGCGGGAGGAAATTGTCCTATTTGGAGCCGAATAACAACGAAGGACACCTGAGCGGGAAGATTGTGCGTGGCGGGAAATACGTCCGGATGAAGTGGTGGGGCGGTTCTTTGGCTGAAAACCTCACTCAGGCGATGGCCAGAGACTGTTTTATGGCAGCGGTCAAACGTATCCGCGAGGCAGGGATTCCTGTTATCATGCGCGTCCACGACGAAGTGGTCTGCTGCGTCAAGAGCAGCGAGGCTGACGTGGCCAAGAATACAATCGAAGCCATCATGCGAAAGCCGCCAGAGTGGGCGGGTAATCTTCCGCTGGCGTGTGAAACCAAGATTACTGGGAGGTACGAGAAGTGATCGCGGTAGCCGATTCAATTTCTCCAACAGATTGCCACGTACATTTCCACAGAAGCATGGGCGCACGCATCATGTGGGCAATCCGAAATATGGAGTACAACACAGAGAATTTCCACAACTTCGAATGGAGGGACTACGACCCTGATTCGGTGGAGTGGGCCATAAACTATGAAACACCATACGCAACCAACGAATAATATGTATACCTACAACAAATCAAAGAAACCAGAGAAACCAAACTTTGACCAAATAGCTAGCCAGCTTGGTATTGAAACCAAACTCGGACTAGAGTGCTTCAAGTCTCTCTGCGAGGCGGCGATCCTCCTCGACCGCAAAAACAAAGACTACGGTCCCGGAAACATCTCGGCTTTTGGTGAGAAGGGCGTGATTGTCCGACTCAACGACAAGATCGAACGTCTCAAGACTCTGGTCTGGAATGACCGCGCACCGGAGCACGAGAAGGTCTCGGACACTTGGCTCGACGTGACCAACTACGGGATCATCGGGCTCCTCTGCCACAGGGGTGAATGGAAATAACATACGAATGACTGCTAAAAACACACAAAATATGACACCTAATTCGATTGAAGTATTTGAAAGACTGAGCGGATGGACCCGGAAATCCAAGTATCCGGATGACAATATATCCTTGGATAGAGATGGGGTAATGTGGATGCGTGGGGAAGATGATCTGACGCAGAGACTAGAACACATGGAACTCGATGGGGAGACCTACGTGAGACTACCCGTATGAAAACATTCTACGCAAAGAACCTATCCTCGTCGGACGTAGCTCCGATGCCATGCGATCCATGGGTAGTCACCTCGTCTGGATATCCAACGAACGTGGCGACCAAGGATGACTACGAGAAGTGGGTGCGCGACAAGGTCACCGATCACTGCTTCTATACGGCAGCGGAAGGCATCAACCCGCACAAGCGCATCTCTCTGGAGAACCCCGCGAAGTGGCTACACGGGCTGGTCGCCGACTACGATGCCAAGCTGGACTCGAACTTCAACATACAAGATATGCTTGGACGTTGCGATCCGGACGCGCTGCCTGCTGCAATCAGTCGTACGTTCAGCGGCAATGCCCGTGTGGTCTGGGAGTTCGACAGCCCGGTCATGGTGGACTGCCCCGAGATGAACAAACTCCTGATGAAGGAGATCGCTAAGAAGTTCAAGCTGGGCAACGTGCTTCCGGGAATCGACGAGTGTACGTTTCGACTGAACCAGTTGTTCGAGATCGGACATGGATGGATGCAAGTCCCCGGATCACCGACCGTTTCGGACACGGTGCTCGGAGACCTCATCGTGAAGGCGAGCAGCAAGGTGGACTGGAACAAAGTCGCGGGGAGCGATCTGGAAATTCCGATTGATCGTGTAGCCGCCGAAGTCGAGGCACGATGGCCCGGAGCGTGGCCGGGAGACTTTGTGGTAGGTGCCCGTGGCCCGACATTCTGGCTCAATGACGGCATCACCCGCATCGGGTGTCAAGTGGCCGAAGCTGGGATCATCTGCTATACGGATCGCGCAGGAAAATCGTTCATGACTTGGGGCGACCTGCTGGGGAAACAGTTCGTCGACCAGTACAGGCAGGAGGTTATCGGCAAAGCCGTCATGGAGTACTTCTACGATGGCAAGGCCTACTGGTTTAAAAACGGACACAATCGCTGGTACGATGCAAAAGTGGAGAACGTGGCCCGAAGTCTCAGGGTTCATGGGATCAAGACGGAGTCCAAGAAAGGCGCGTCCCAGATGGATCGAGTACTTCACGCGATCGAAACCCAGCGGAGGGTGGATGCAGCCGCGCCTATACTATTCGATAAGCGCGAGATCGTTGACATCGGCAACACAAGGATCCTCAATATCAACTACCGGACGGCCATCGCTCCCGCAGAAAACGGCGACGAGGCGAACTGGAAGTGGATTCGCGAATGGATCTGGACGTGTTTCGGGGATGAACAACTCCCGTATTGGCTGGCCTACTGGAAGCGGAAGTACAAAGCTGCCCTAGAATTTGAGCCAGTCCAAAGTCAGTTGATCGTTATCGCTGGTGACGCGGGACAGGGTAAAACACTGTTTAACCGCAAGATAATGGGTGACAGCCTTGGCGGATGGGCTGACGCAGCACCATATCTGCAGGGTAAGACCAGCTTCAATAAGACAGTAGCCGAACACCCACACTGGGTGGTGGACGATCCGCAGTCGGCAATCGACCCAGATAAGCACCGCCAGTTCTCGGAGTCACTGAAGTCGCACGTGGCCAACCCCACGGTGATCTACCACCCGAAGTTCAAGGATGCTACAGAGTTGCCGTGGACTGGATGCATGTGCCTGACTCTGAACACTGACGCGCACTCATTGTCAGTGCTGCCGACCTTGGACAACAACATCCTCGATAAAATAATGTTGTTTCAGTTCCAACCGTACCAGCACAAGTTTTCCTCCAACAAAGAGAACGAGGAGATCATCAAGCGGGAATTGCCGCACTTCTTGCGGTGGTTGCTCGACTATTCACCGCAAGCCCACGTCCTGTGGTCAGAGAATCCAAGGTTCGGAGTTCGTCCATACCACCACCCAAGGATGATCGAATCCGCGAACGAGGACTCTGCAGCTACCAAGCTTGAGGAGATCCTAGATCGGTGGGCCAGCAGCATGCGCCGCGATGACAAGACCAAGAAGGAGTGGAAGGGCACGGCAACCGACCTGTTCTCCAGCGTCATGGGGATCGATGAGGGGATGCTCAAGCCATTGCTTTCGCGGTATACGCCCGTAAGACTTGGCCGCGAACTGCGCATGCTCTCAAATCGTCCATCAAGTAGGGTCTTGCGTCATGTATCACACCATGGTAAAACTTGGTATGTAATTGCAGTCGAAGAAACCTTTACGAAGAAAAAATAACTATTTTTCCTTTTAAAAATAATCTAGCTCCCGCCGTAAGCTCGCTGACCTCCCCACATTCTTGTTTGGGAGTGTGGGGTTTATTCTTACGGCGGGAGTTTTTTTCTTTACGTGTACGTGGTGTTTAGTATAGTGCGCGTATATGGACAAACTCAAACAAGCCCGAAAATTCTTCGATGCAATGGACAAGCCTTTGGATCAACAGAACTACAAGGGCGGTATGACAGAGTCAAAGACCGAAGTTTCGCGAGGGAGCGCGGGTAGGCAGTCAGCCGAACAACAACGGAAACGTGAGCGGGAGTACAAACAGGAAATGCGTAAATTCCTTGAGAATAGACCAGCAGAAAAACCGAGATACGATTACGGTATCAAGAAACTCCCGGTAAAAGCAGTACCCTATGGGGAGATGCGCATGCCGTCCGAGAAACAAATGATTGCGGAAGGACGTATGGACTTGGCCAATTCGAAGGATGCGGGTCGTGTTAAACAACAGCCTAAGAACTACATGAGCGTGGAGAACATGAAACGTGTTAAACAAAGTCTTAGTAAAATAAAATAGGAGGGAATAATATTATGCCGCTAGGAAGTAAAGGTTACGGAACATATAAATGGGATTCTGCTAAGGGAGACTGGGTAAAAAAAATACCACAGTCGGGTATCATAACTGAAAGAAGCAAACTGGCTGCAGAAAATGAGCGAGTAGGTGATGAAGAGGAAATTGCAAGGTTGAATAGGAAGACTTCTCTGCTGCAAGCGAAACAAGCGTGGGAAGAAGCGTACAAGAAGCAGTATGAACTCGCCAATACAGGGTCCCAAAAGATGGCCTAATCCTAGTGCTTAGGAAAGAACTCGATTTACTTGACTACTGAGATAAATGGCTTCGAATTACAGCAACGATAGGGCCGAGTGGCGCAAAGCCAATCCCGGAGTCAACAAGACCCAGAGATCGTGGAGCAACTACGAGGGGGACAGGCCCCAGAGCGGTTGGGCGGGTACGGATATGTATAGAAATTCCGAGCGTTGGGGTCCGGGGGGTAGGAGTTTGTCGAAGAAAGACGAAGACACAAAAGAAAGCGATGGGGAACCCAAACCGGAGGAGTCCTCTAAACCTAAAACGAAGGATCGGGGTGCCGCCAGAATGCTGCCGCCCGGATACACGATGGACGAAAAGGGCCGCGTTAAAAATTCCGCAGGGTATACCCAACCGGACAACTGGTACACCACCGACACCAAAACGGGCCTCAAGAGGCTTAAGACCTCCTCCGAAATGGGCATGTATGACGGCGGTAAGCTTTACTAAGTAAACTTTGACGGGGTGCCCGGACCAGCGTTTGGCGGCTAAAATTGAGAGTGAGTTATTAGTATTATTTGTATCCAAAATCCCGGAGGAGTGGGTAGGGGTGAACCCTTGGTCCCTAAGTCCATGGAATCCAAGGAGATACGACGATTGGGTAGGGGTGGGTAGGGGTGAGGGTAGGGGTGAAACTTTTTGCGTAAGTCTCTGTAGCCCAAAGGGTTAACCCCGATTGGGTAGGGGATGTAGGGCTTTTTTTTAAAACCGTGGGGTTTTGCGGCGGTTTTTCGGCCCGAGGGGATTCCGGCGATACATATATATATATACTTTTTCTTCAATCAATTTAAAAAAGCCCTACATCCCCTACCCAACCCCAGTTAAGTATATTGAAAATCAAGCACTTAAGGTGGGTAGGGGTGGAATTTTTCGGAGTTTCCACCCCTACCCTTTCTCTGTAGGTGGGTAGGGGTGACTTTTTCCTCCCCTACCCAATGTGATAACGAACCCTTGGATCCTTGATTCCATGGGTAAATGTAAAGTCTGGGGTTTGATTAACGCTGAATTGAGTACTGAATTGCAAATAGTTCAAGCCAGACTTTAACTATTCACGAATCAGTATGCGTTCGTCATTCGCGAATAACGAATACACGGCACTATTTGTGACAGATGTACCCTTCATACGACACTACACTGGCCTAGTGTAGCGTATGTATCACTTAACGATACTTCCCTCCGGACCACCTACCTTTGATTCTTTGGCCCCTAGGAGGCGTTTTCAAGGGATCAGGGGTTGGTTGTACCCCTGACCCCATGAAACGTGTTTACATTGGTTCCTTGGACCAAAGGTTCCGGAACCAGTGGAACAATTCGAGGCATGTGACTGCGACATGCTTCAGATCGTCCCTCTGTATGAATCCGACCCCTCCGTAGGGTCCATAGACGATACCCGACTGTAGTGTATACCACATATCAGATCACCTCCTTTCTATCGGGCCGGGATTGTAGCGGGTCTGGGAGCAAAGTCAAAAAACCAAAAAATTTTTTCTCAGAGGGTATATATAAAGAATTTTCCGGGAAGAAAGGGGTGATAGACCCACCCGCGTGGTGGGGTCGCTGCAAGTTCTGTTCGCAGTAGAGTTGGTGTTCCCGGCCTTGTGCTCATCGGCGCGTTTTTTCTGGAGTCGCTGCTGCTGTCCATCGGTGTGTATTGTGAAGCCACAAGCTTCCCGCTCAAGCGGTTGTTCTGGTTGGAAATAAAATTCGGTCGGTCGGTGATCTTGGTCACTGGCACGCGCCGATCTGCTGCGTCAAAAGCGAAGCTATCGACTAAGCTCTCCTCTGCTCGTGAGGGGCGGGCAAGTAATCGATCCTTGGGCGGTGCTCTTCGGGGCATACAGGGGAAAGATGGACAGGATAGACTGAGAGGCAAGGTGGTTCGGATGGCGTGTCTATGGCTCGGGCATTTGATACGATGATGCGATGTAGGGCGGGGCCAAGTGACCCCAATACTCATGCCGAGAAAAGGGCATGGGTTCCAGAGCCTGTAAATCTGGAAAAGGTAGCGGATTGATTTCTGCCGTGACCCTTAGACGCGATGACAAGCTGCAGCGATGGAAATGCCATTTCCTACGCCGTGACCACTGAGACTTGTCAACGTCCAGCGCGCAAGGACAGCGCGAAGGGAACCAAAACCCTAATGAAAACCAATCGAAACTCTAACCCTCGGAAGTCAGCGGTATGCTGATCTTCTTAAGATCATGGTCGATAACTCTGCACCCTACATAGTGCGTAATGCGACCATGATTCAGAGGCTCACCTAGTCCATCTAATCAATGGGCTAGGTGTAATCTGCAAGACTCCGAACCGCCTCCGCTTTGCGGTGCGCGACCCTCGGGCATCTTGCAGATAAACACCTAGTCAGAAAGTTAGATACAATGAATAAAGAAATCGTTCAGTTCAACGCCAACCGCAACGCCTTGGTCATCCCCTCGGATGTCGAGTGCATACTCAAAACGAGGGCCACTGATGGCAAGACGTTCGACGGCGGCAACTTCGCGATCATGACGTTCCGCGCTTTCGCGGAGCAAATGGGCGTGGAGAAACCCGTCAAGGGCGAGGATCGCTCCAAGTGGAATCACACGAAGAGCGTTTACAACGAAGCGAAAGACGCGGCCAGCAAGTGGTTCCGCGAGAACATGGGCAAGGCTCTCGCCGATCAGACCCTCGCGGGTCAGAGCATGAGCGTCAAAGTGTTCCGTAAGAAAGACGGCACGGTTCGTCGCAAGGTGGCTTTCACCTTGGCTGATCCGGTCACGGCCACGAAAGCAACTCCGAAACTCACGCGCTCGCAACTCGAAGCTGCTGCCAAGCAACTCGGGTTCGCGCTCGTCGATCAGACAGAGTTGGCTCTGTCCTAATAGTTAGGGCGCATACACTGCCCTCCCTTCGGGGAGGGTAGACTTATGTCCTACCATACAACAAAAGAGCGCAAAGGAACTACGGCGCAAGTCTGCGCTGCTGCATCTCTGCGCACGTTCGATCGGTTCCACGATACTCCGTGGAATTGGCATCCAGAGCGCAAACTCTGGAAGTCTCGCCGCAAGCTGAAGCCTATGTCCTATCGGCAGCTTGTGGAATTCATGATGCACGAGCAACTCTAGTCCATCTCGGCATCAAAACGGATTTCAAATCCGTAGGGGGAACAGAGTCCGCTGTCAGCCCTTTTGTCCTAGTCTGACAGAATCTCGGCATCCTCGACCACTTCTGCGTCGACGATATCGGATTCAATGTCCAACTTAGTCACGGCACCTCCTGCAGTCTGCTGCAGCCAGCCAACATTCACGATCGTGCTCTTCGTGTTCTCGGCATCTTCGAGTCCCGCAGCCTTTCGTGCCATGCTATCCGCAATCTGGGCATCTTTCCACGTCCTCGGGGCTGGAAGGTTGGCTTCCCGCAGCGCGGAATTCGCCTTCTCAAACACCAATCGCCTGTGTGCAGACCCCTTGGTCTTCCAATCTTCTTCTAGCATGTCGGCAACTCTTTCTACCATTGCCTTCTCTAATGGCTGGCTGTCCGGTAACTTCCGGAGTTTATTCCAACCTGCCTTCCAAGTTTTGGTAGTGATGGTATCTCTGTTGATTTCAAACTTGTCCGCGATGTCATTCGTGGACATTCCAGCGAGATAACAAGTCTTAACAGCCAACCACGTCTCTTTCGGTATCCTAGGCTTTGATCCCATGAACCCTTGAACCTAGGAACATCCAACCAAGGAGTCAACAACTTTCCCGCGAGTCTGCCCTCGCA